ATATTTCTCATAATTCTCTCATTTTCATTACAAAACATATTGTATACACCCCAAACTAAGTACACCAGCTTCACAATGTACACATCATAGAAAACCGGAATTGGGTCATTTTGACCGGAATTTGATAAAAGAAAAGAAAATGATCATTATTTATGTGTACTTTGTGAATATATGTGAACATTAATGAGCATGAGACCCATTTTTGCCTTGTACGCCTTAAGGCAGGTTTTAAGATGTGTGAAGCGCCGTGAAGCGACGCTTCACATAATACAACACTTGAATACAACACTTGAATGATCAAAATTTTGGAGGATGAAATGGAAGCTGGAAATGTGAATTATGGGCTGGTCGGGATGCTGTGGTTCGACAACTCGAAAGATGCGCTGGATGAAAGAGTGCGGCGGGCGGCGGCCTATTATGGCAAGAAATTCGGCAAAGAGGCGATGGTGGCCGAGGCGCCAGTATGCGATATCCAGGCGGCCAGGATGGTCGATCATTTGGTGGTGCTGCCCAACAAGAGCATTTTACCCCATCACATGATTCTCTTCTACTACTACAAGAACCAGGCCAGCCAGCCTGACCCGGAAGTGCAGTCAGAATGTGCATCTGAGAGGTTAGAAGGATGTTAGGAACGATGGAAATAAAAAACGTGATGAATTACACCTATGATCCAATAGATATGCTTATTGACCTGATTTTGGCGCTGGGGCAAAACCCGCTGGCCATCAGCACGGAAGATCTGCAGGGCCTGGCCAACCGGCTGTCGCAGCTCGCCAATCACGAACCGGCCTGGGGCTGGCGCTACCTGCACAACGTGCTCAATAAAAAAATCGAGCCATCCAGGAAGCTGGTAGATGCCATGCTGCGCCTGGGAGCGGTGATCGACAGCACCCCGGAAGACCTGGCAAGATCAGAGCGTGTAACGGTCCAGGCTATCGGAAGGGTACGCGAGGGGGCGCTAGTGCTGGCCGATTCCAAATCCTGCGCCAACCTGGGCTGCCGGATCGAGTTTATCCCGCGCACGCCCAACCAGGTGTGCCATTCGGTGGAGTGCGCCCGCATCTATCGCCGGTTGAAACGCCAGCAGGCGGCCCGCGGGAAGCGAAGTTGAAGGCATGTTAGAAAATGCGGAAGAGAGGCAAAACATGGAACAAATGATCGCAATCGAAAGCAAGATCCAGATGGTACACTGCCCGGAAGGAGAGCGACTATACAAGGCATGGTTATATGCCATGGAATTGCATGAGCCGAGTCTGATCTATAAGAAGATGAAGGATTACTTTACCCATAAGAATGGCGTCCGGAATTATATGGGAGAGGTAAAGATTTTGGGATGCCGCCAATGCAGGTTCGAGGAAAAGGAGGTTTGAAAATGACCGGTAAAAAAATGGAAACAATCAATGCAACCATGATCCCGATTAACAAGATCAAGGCCAATCCGCAGCAGCCGCGCAGAGATTTCGACAGTTTGAAAATGCAAGAGCTGGCGGCATCGATCAGACAGCACGGCGTCCTGCAGCCGGTACTGGTCGAGGAAGGCCCCAACGGATCCTATCTCCTGCAGGCGGGTGAACGCCGGCTGCGGGCGGCGCGCATGGTCGGCCTGAAGGAGATCCCCGGCATTATCCGGCCTTCCCTGAATGGCAGCGGGCCGCGCGAGCGCCTGGTGCTGGCAATGGTGGAAAATATCCAGCGGGCGGACATGAACCCGATCGACGAAGCCAACGGTTATGCGGTCCTCAAAAACGAGCATGGCCTCAGCCAGGTGGAGATCGCCCATCAGGTCGGCGTGCCAATGTCACGCGTGTCGCGGATGATGAACCTGCTCAAGCTGGAGAAGCAAACACAGAAACTCATCCAGGAAGGAACGCTGAGCAATGATCCGCGGGTGGTGGACAGCCTGCTGGATCTGGAGAAGAGCGACCAGGTGAAGGTAGCCTCGGCTCTGGCAGCCAGGCGGGCCGGGCCCAAGGCGGCATTGGAGGCCATCGCACGCTACCAGGAGCACCTGCGCAGCAAAAAGTTTGGGTCAGAGGTGATCCCGGCGCAAAGGATAGCATTTTCGAAGGCGGGCCAGCCCAACAAAACCCAGTGGGACGCCCTGCAGCAGGTGGGCCGCGTCCCGCCGTGGCTGCTGGTGGAGATCTCCGCCCGGGATGTGTGCGAAGTATGCAGCCTGCGCGGCCAGGCCAGCAAGACCACCTGTAACGAATGCGCCCTGGTTGAGGTGTTGGTAAGAATGATCGGGAAGGCCAACAATGGCGGACATTAACACCAGCCAGCTCATCGACGTATTTATAACCGAGGTGCAGATCGCCAACGGCATACCGGCTGCCTGGCTTGAAAAGCAGGGACGGCGCGCCCGCGGCGTGGCCGGCCGTCCGGTGCGGGAGAACAAACGCATGCCGCGCTGGACCCCGGAAGAAGATGCATTTGTTTTGCAAAACCGGAGCACCATGTCCCTCGAAGATATCGGCGCACGGCTGGGACGTTCTTCCAATGCCATCAAAGTCCGCGGCTACCGTATCCAGGCTGCCACCCCGCGCCGCACGCCAGGTTATGTCTCAGGCAATCAGATCGCCCAAATCCTCGGCGTTGATTCGCACAAGCCGCCAGCCTGGTTCGAGCGGGGCATCCTGGAAGGAGAGGTGATCCCGTACAACCAAAGACGGGTCTGGCGTCGGACGACCTGGCCGGCCTTCCTGCGTTTCATGGTCCGGCCCAGCTCGTGGGTTTACTTTAAAGTGGATCAGATCAAGAATCCCCGGTTGCGCCGCCTGGTCGAGCTGGCCCAGGAGCGATGGGGCGATCATTGGCTGACCACCCGCCAGGCTGCGGACCTGCGCGGCTGCAAGCTGGAAGCTATCCAAAACGCCATCCTGCACGGGCGCCTGCATGGCTATCACGCCGGCAGTATAGACCGTCTGCGGGTGTGGGCCTGGGCGCATTGGTTTGTGCTGCGCTCGGAGGTGGAGCGGCTAACGCTGCCGTGGGGCTGCAATAAGAGCCACAACATCCTGTGGAGCCCAAGGGCTGACGCATTCATCATCCGGTCCTGCCGCGAAAAGATAGCTTATGAGGACATGTCCAGGATGATGCATTGGCCGATCAAACGCATCCAGTACCGGGTCTTGCTACTACGCCGGCAGGGACTGGTCGAACCGTTCAAGGCGAGGGGAAAGGTAAGCGGGCGCCTATCCGACCGGATGTGCTCGATCTGCGGCGTCAGGCGGACAACCTTGCGTGGGCAGACCTGCGGTTCGGATGAATGCCTGCCTGAGCTGCGTCGGCGCCAGGCAAAACTTCTATATCAGAAAACCCATCCCAACTATAAATCCGGGAAATATGCTACCAGGGCAAAGAAGGTGAAACCGCCGAAGCCGCCCAAGCCGGTGAAACCACCGAAGCCGCCCAAGCCGGTACGGCTGTGCGAGCTCTGCCAGGTCCGGCCGGTGAAGCCGAAAGGCAAGTTCTGCAGTTCGCCAGAATGCCATGCGGAAGTGATCCGGCGCTATGGGCGGGCGGCTTACCGCCGCAATAAGGCCAAAACCTTCGCCAGAATTTTGAATGGACATCGAATGGGCGCGCAGTGTTCGGGACCAATGCGTCGCGGCTGGCATTCCCTATTTTTATAAACAACATTATGAGGCAGGGAAACTGTTTAAAATGCCCGAACTGGATGGCAAGGTGTGGGATCAGATGCCGGAGGCAAAATGATCTTTCTAATTTGTTTGGCTATAGCTTTATTTTGGCTTTTCATCACCTGGTTATTGAGTGGGTCTTTAGCCTGGGCGGTTGGGATCGGCCTTGCTGCCTTTCTTATGGCATTCCTGGCTCTGGCGTTGTGCAATGTCGGGAGCAGGATGAACCGGCCATGAACGACAGCGAAGTAATCGAGAACACCATTTCGGCCCAGGGCATGCGCTGGGTGCACGTCATCCGCATGGGCGAGCCGGTCGATCAGGAGATGTGGCTGGCCCGGGTGCCGTATTACAGCCGGGAGTTGGTGCAGGTGCAGCGCCAATATGAGCCCGGGCTGGACCTGCACCACCTGCGTTTGTGGTGGCCAGCACGCGAACCGGTAAAACTGATTAACGTGCCGGGAGGTGAGGATGGAAAGACTGTTCTACTCTGGAGCCTGGATAAAGGCCAGTCTCTGCGGGAGGCTGCCATTTATGCAGGGGTGGCGTACCTTTCGTATTTCAACCTTTGGCCCAACCTGGTGCGGTTTGCCAGGCTCCCGGCTGGGGCCACGGAAACGATCGACATTTTCCAGACGGCATCTGAACACATCATCGCCCGCCTGGTCGATACCGAATGGTTGCCAAAACAATTTCTTGTAATGGAGGAAACCAATGACAACTGAAATGAAATCCTGGTGTTGTAGCCATGGCCATATCATGGGCCAGGTCGTACGTAATGGGCGCGGGATCCGCAAGCTCATTTTGTACCGAGAAGCAATGGATGAAAAGGCCGCGATGCCGCCGATGGTCGATGTGATCGCCTTGATCGAGGGCTACGTGGCTGAAATCCGCTGTTCGGTGTGCGACAGCGTGCGCACGTGGATCCCTGGAAAGGAAAGCATGAAGCACTTATTGAGCCAGGCGAAAAAGATGCATCTGGCGATCGAGCAAAAATAACCTATTACTTGAAGCCTATTGAACTGCCTATTGCATATTTATGAGAACTATGCTATTAATATATTGCCGGTCGGGTAAATGATCCGACCACCAGACGGAATTGGCGCCGAAGTCCTTAGACTTCGGCGCTTTCCGTTTAACCCTCAGCGATGAGGGAATCACATCGAAAAGGAGCTTTCCATGAACCCAACAGATTCGCAACTTGTACAAACCATCCTGCAGGTCATCATCGCCGTAGCGGTGCCGGTGGTTACCGCGATGGTCATTGCGGCAGGCAACCTGCTCATTCAACGCATCAAGATGAAGATGTCCAGCGAGCAGTTGCAGTTTGCTGACATGCTCGTCGGGCGTTTCGTTTCCGCCGCCCAGCAATACAACTTATCCGGGATCATCGCACAAACCGGCGAGGAGAAAAAATCCTGGGTGGTCGATCGCGTCCAGGCTGAGCTGACCAAGCGCAATATAAACATCGACGTGGGTCTGCTGGAGGATATGGTTGAGGCAAATATTTTGAAGGGCGCCAAAGAACCGATCACATTATCGCTGCCAGCGCCAGCCACTCCTCCCATCGACGACGGTAAGTCGCAGTGAGCTCCGATACACTTGCCGCACTTGTAAACATGGGCTCTGCCGGGGCGGTAATTGGCGTTGTGATCATCTTTCTCAGGTTTCTTACGAAAGCCGACGAAAACTGGCGAGTTTACCTGAAAGAATTACGAGCAGATGATCGGTTGGTACAGATATCGCGGGAGCAAGCTTTCTCGGCTCGCAACGACCAGGTAATTGGCGAAATTAAGAACCTTGCAGAGAATATTCGATCTATGCAGGATTATGACAACCTGCACCATTCCGCTATGACCATCGCGCTTCAGGATATGAAGCAGACTATTCCGGTTCGGAAGAGTACCAAAGCGCGGGGTGCATGAGGAAACTCTTATTGGAGGCTCGATCATCGCCATGATCTGGGCGCTGATCACCGGCCAGGCGGAAATCTTTTTCAAGTGAGGTGATATGACCATACGAATTCTTTATCCAATTTTCAAAACAGCTCCGGTCTCCCAGATGTTCGGGGAAAACCCTGACCTGTATCCATTGACCAAAGGGCACAATGGAATTGATTTCGCCATCCCCAACGGGACGCCAATTTACGCGGCGCATGACGGCTCGATCATCCGTGCCGACCTGGACCAGACGGGGTATGGAAACCATGTGAGAATCTTGCACGCCGAGGGCTGGGGCACCCTGTATGGCCATATGCAGTCTTTTGCGGTCGGGCAGGGAAGGCCGGTGAAAGCCGGCGATCTGCTTGGAGAGAGTGATAATACGGGCCGGTCGACCGGCCCGCACCTGCACTTCGAGCTGCGCACCTCGATGCTCAACGGTCAGACCGCGATTGATCCCATGCCGTATCTGACCAACAGCGGCCTGGTGATCGCCAGTGGAGTATGCCTGGTGAATGGCTTGCGGGTGAGGAAAGAACCGAACTTGCTCGGCGAGGTAAGGCGTTATCTCCCGGCGGGGGCAAACCTGGACTTTATCGCCTTCCAGGGCGATTGGGGACAACTCCTGGACGCCGGGGCGTCGTGGGTATGCATGAAGATGTCCGGGGAAAACTATGTAAATCTTTCGACGCCGGCGCCGGAAACATCTACGCCCGATTTAACTCCGAACGAGCACGATCAGTTGGCGAAACTTTGGGCGGCTCACCCGGAGCTGCATTGACCTGCGAGGTGCCATGGTGAAAAGTAAGCTGCAAAAACCGGATTGGGAACAACTGCAGCAGATCCCGCTTGGGCTCACGATCGACGAGACTGAGCCTGGCGTTAATCTCTCTCCGGAGGAAGCGCGGCTGCGCTCGGAGGCAGCCAGATCTATGCTGGAAGCCGGCGATAAGCCAGAGTGGTACCAGCGCTACGCCGAGCTGCGTTCGTCCGGTTGGAGCTGGCGCGTGGCTTGTTATATCGCCTGGGCCTCCTGTCCGCGCAATGGCCGCAAACCGGAAACCCAGGAAGAACTGGCGCGCCAGGTATTGGGCCTCAATAGCGACCGCCAGATCTGGGCCTGGCGCACGAAAAATCCGGCCATCGATGAGACGGTGGCCCTGCTGCAGGCGGCACCGCTGTTCGAGCATCGGGCGGACATTTTCAAGGCGCTGATCACATCGGCTGCCAGTGGGGATTATAAATCGCACCAGGACCGCAAACTGGCCTTCGAAATGATGGGCGATTACGTGCAGCGGATGAAGGTCGAAAGCGACCGGCGCAACCTGGACGACCTGAGCGAAATGAGTGAGGAAGAATTGCAGCAGATCGCCCGTCTTGGAACCACTGAGCGGAATGAGCCGGATGAGCAGGATGATCCAATCGGTCGAGATGATCAAGGTGATCAGCATGACGACTAGCGCTCGCATTACCCCACAGGTAGCGCGTGGCGAACGGGCGGCGCGTGAGCTGGCCAAGCGGCGCCTGGCGCTTTTTGGCCAGTATATGATGCCGGAATGGACCATCGCGCCGCATCAAAAGCTGGTGTGCGACTACCTGGAGCAGGTCGAGGTCTATATTGCCACCCACGGCCGGAAGGGCATCGGCCGGTTGATCATCGAGATGCCGCCCCAGCACACCAAAACGACCTGGGCCAGCCAGATGTTTCCGGGCTGGCTGCTCGGAAGGCGCCCAGACTCCAACGTGATCCTGACCTCTTATGGGGCAGACCTGGCCACCGAGAACAGCCGCAAGGTGCGCAACCTGATCCTGGGCGAGCGCTACAAAAATATATTCGGGAACCGCTCGGCGCTGCCCGAGCCGGTGGAGCTCTCGCCGGACAGCCGCTCGAACACGAGCTGGAACCTGGACGAACCCTACCGGGGCGGCGTGGTGGCGGCAGGCGTGGGCGGCGGTATCACCGGCCGCCCGGCCGATTTGCTGGTGATCGACGACCCCTTCAAAAACAGGCAAGAAGCGGATTCCTTGCAGCACCGTAAAACCGTGCTGCAGTGGTATGGCTCCTCGGCGTTGTCGCGTGTGAGGGCGGGCACGGCGATCGTGATCATGCATACCCGATGGCACTGCCTGGACCTGACAGGCGAGCTGCTGCGAGCCTCCATACAGGACCCACTGGCCGATCAGTATAAGGTTTTATGTATGCCGGCGCTGGCCTATGAGCCTGAAGAGTACGCCAAGAACATGGACGAGCAGCGCACATCGATGCGGGAAGGCATCTGGCGCAACCTCGAGGATCCGCTGGGACGCCAGCCTGGCGAGCCGCTCTGGCCGGCCGAGTTCGATCGGGAAATGCTGGATTCGCTCAAGGCCAGCCTGGAGAGCCAGGGCAGCCTGGGTGATTGGTACGCGCTCTACCAGCAGCAGCCGCGCCCGCAGGAAGGGGCTTTCTTCGGGGCAGGCGATTTCAAGCTTATCGACCGGGCGCCGGAGGGGTTGAGCTGGGTGCGCTACAACGACCTGGCCGTATCCGAAGCGCGGGCAGCCGATTTCAATGCCTCGGTGGCAGAAGCCGTCGATAAGGATGCCAACCTTTATTTGAGGGGCATGATCCGGGTCAAAGGCTGGGATGAATTCGCGGCGGACATCAAGAGCGCCATGCTCTCGCCGGCCGAACGTGGCACCGATTGGGGCTTTGAGACCAATGCCTTCCAGATGTTGGCGTTCAAAGAATTCATCAAGGATAAGGATCTGATCGGGATCTCGATCCGCGGCATCAATGCCGAGAAAGATAAGGTGACCCGGGCGCGACCGATCAAAGGCCGGGCCAAGGCGGGCAAGGTCTTCCTGGTACGCGGTCCATGGAACGAGGCGTTCATTGCGGAAGCGGTCGATTTCTGGACCGGGCTGCATGACGACCAGATCGATTCGGCTTCGGGAGGATTGGAGATGCTGGAAACACCCAAAACCGTCCGGCTACATGTTGGCCACGCAAAGAAGAAGGTACAGGCATGAATCAACCTGTCGACCAAGGGTCTAATGAAAAACCGGGACTGCTGGCGCGGGCAGCCTATGGGTTGGGCAAGGCGCTGAGCGCCTTCCGCAATGGAGCGGGCATGCTGGTCGACGACAGCCCGGCGAAACGGCCGGAGTTCCTGAGCGCCACGGCGCAAGCGGCCCGGTGGAAGGGTGGAGCCTATAACGGCGACAAGGATGCAGCCCAGCGGCGGGCGATCCAGAATTCCTGGGTATTCACGGCCATCAACGAGAAAGCCATCGAGGTCAGCAAGGGCCGGCTGCACGTATACCAGGTGGAAGGCATGGAAGATGATGCGGTCCCGATCGCAAATCACCCCTTCGAACGTGTGCTGCGCAATCCCAATCCTCTGATGGGGCGGGCGCTTTTATGGCAATTTTCACATTGGTGGTCGGACCTGGGCGGTAACAGCTACTGGTTCCTGGCGCCGGATGAAGATGGAGAACTGGCCGAGATCTGGCCGATCCCAGCCAATGCGGTAGACGTCTTTCCCGGCAACAAGGACCGGATCATCGATTACTACGAGTACCAGGCCAATGGAACTTTTTTCCACATCCCGCCCGAATATATTTGCCATTTTAAATACCCCAATCCCTGGGATATCTTCCGCGGCCTGGCGCCGCTGGTAGCGGCCATGCTGCCGGTGGACAGCGACACGGCCATGGCCCGCTGGAATGGCTCATTTTTCGGCGCCGATAACGTCATGCCGTCCGCCGTGATCAACCTGTCGAGCGGTAATCCGGCGGCGCCGCTGGACCCGGCCGACGTGGATGCGGTGACCGAGAAACTGGAGGGCGAGTACAGCGCGGCAAGGCGTAAGACGATCGTCACCAATGCCTACCAGATGGCGGTCAACTTGCTGGGTTGGAACGCCAAAGATATGGATTTCCTGGGCGGACGTGCTCTGACGAAGGATGAGATTTTCCAAGATTTGGGCTATCCGCCGGGCTACGCCGATAAAAATTCAACCGAGTCCAACAGCACGGTCGGCTATGCCAAATTTATGGAGCGGATTTTCGGGACATTGGGGCTGTATGCCGAGCAGATCACGGCCCAGATCATTATCCCCTGGTATAGCAGGTACGGCCTGGATCAGGAAGCCCGCTTCAACGACGTGCGCCCGATCAATAAGGATATGATCCTGCGGGAAGCGGATGCATCAAGGTCGGATATGACTGTCAACGAGAGGCGCAAGCGGTTCTGGAACTTACCTTCTCGAGCTGACGGCGACAACTTACCGGCGCAGGTCGGCCAGGCCGGACCCATCAGCGCCGGTGTCCAGGATGGCCTCTCGCAGAGTTTGCTGCCGCAGCCGATGAATGCGCTGCCGGAAAACGTGCGCGCCCTGGCGGAGATGGACCTGAAAAACTGGCACACCAAAGCGCTAAAATCTTTGAAATCAGGTGGCCAGGCGGCCGTGAAATTCACTTCCAAGGCCATTCCGGCGGACTTGATCGATGCGATCGGCGAGGGTCTGGAGTGTGCCGAGGGAAATTCTGACGTGTGTGAGGTCTTCGAGCGGGCCGAAAAAGGCATTATCCGTTCCTGGAGGCCATGGTCGGCCTTCGAGGAACGATTGGCCAACCAGGTCGAGGAAGCGCTGCGCAGCCAGGCCAACATGCTGGTGGAGAAGCTGCGCGCCAGTGGGGATGCAACCGCGCTGGAGGATAATGCAACATGGGCGGCCATGCGCAGTGAGCTGCTGGCGGCCATTGAGCCGATCCTGGTCGAGCTGGCTGCCGCCGCCACCGCACGGGTGGCCCAAACCCTGGGCGGTTCGGCGGTCAACGTCAATTGGGAGCTGGCCAACCAGCAGGCCGAAGCCTGGGCGCGCCAGCACGCCGGCGAGCTGATCAAGGATGTCGAAGCCACCACCCAACAGGCGGTGGCGTCGAGCGTGGCGGACTGGACAAAGACTTCCGAGGGTCTGGATGGGCTGATCCGCAGGGTCGAGAAGATCGCCGGCGATCAGGGACCGGTTTTCGGGCGGGAGCGGGCCGAAACCATCGCTATTACCGAGGCCACCAACACCTACGGGCAGGCCAACGCGCAGGCATGGGAGACGGCCGGATACCCAAGAGTGGTCTTCCGACCGGCGGCGCACCCTAGATGTCGCTGCTATATTCAACCCTGGCGGCGCCAGGACGGCAGCAAGGCCATTGTATGGTACACGGCGCGCGATGAGCGGGTGTGTACGCGCCCGATCAATACACCCTGGGGTGAAGTGGAAGGCTGCCAGGCGCTGCACCGCGTAATTGTGTCCGAAGGCCCCGATTTAGGAAACAAGGTGATTGAATGAGAGACAAACGCAAGGTGATCGACGAATATAACAGTTTGTACCGCAAGAGGCCGAACATCTGGACAGATCCTGGCCGGGATGCGTTCGCTTTCGATGTTCTTTATGAACATTTTTCGGTCCCACCTGCCACCATGCTCGACATAGGATGTGGCAGTGGCCACACGATTGGATATTTCCACGAGCGCTGGCCAGGGGTCGCATATACCGGGCTCGACCTGTCCATTGCTGCGATTGAGTTGGCAAGGCAGCGGCAGCCATACGCAAAATTTATATATGGCTGGCTGGGCGAGGTGGACCTGCCGCAGTATGAACTGGTGATGATATTGGGGGTGGCTGAACACATCGAAGATTTGAAGAACGGACTGATCGAGGCACGCGGGACCATGACCGCAACCGGAGTGATGTATGTCGAGGTTCCAAACTGCATCGGCTACCCGACATCAGAACCGCGTGAGGGGTTCCGCCGGATCAACCAGGGCAACCGCCAGCATGAATGGCACTTGCACCGCGCAAGCTGGGAGAAGGCACTGCGGCAGGCAGGTCTGGATATCCTGATCTCGAAACAAGGACCCAATATAACCAGTGAGTTTGTCTGGCTGCTGGTCAGGGGGAAACATGCCTGAATTCGAGTACAACTCTTCCAAGGAACTGCAGGACCTGATCACGGCGCTGCCGGTTTTGGCGCTGCAGGCGGCTGATCCGGCCATGACCGAGACATTGATCTTTTTGCATGGCAAGATCCCGGAAAATCCCGAGCTGCCCATGCTGCCAGGCGGGCATTTGGCGGCGCCGGATGGCGTTTCATTCCTGCATACGGACCAGCAAAGGGCCTGGTTTTTTGGCTCGATCAAAAAAGGCCAGCTTCCGGGCTGGGCATGGGAAGATGGCCATCCTGCAAAGACTGGCAGCGCGCGCACCGGCACGCTCGGACGCCGTTTTACCGAAAAGGTCGAGAAAACCGACCAGGCGGTGATTGGCCAGATCGGAACCAATCTGGAATATGCGCCCTGGGTGGTGGGACCATCCTACCCGGGCGAAGAGATCAATGGACGCATGATGTACCAGGCCCAGATCCACGTCGACCGCTGGTGGCAGTTTGGGGACGTGATGGCGGATAACATTGAGGCCGCCTGGAAAATATTTACAGAAGAATTCTGGCCAGAATTTACCAGGCGTATTGAGGAGCAAAGCCATGCCGTATCTAATCCGTAAAAATGGTGAGGAGTATTGCATTTACAAGAAAGATGCGGCCGGCCAGCCAGAAGGTGAATCTTTGGGCTGCCATCCGACCCAGATAGCCGCTGAAAACCAGCTCCGGGCGATCCTGGCGAAAACTCACGAAAAATCGTCCCTGAATGCAATCAAAGCGCTGAGCAAGACGGATAGCGAACTGCGGATCGCCAATTACATCGTCCTGTTCAATTCGCGAGATCTGGAATTCGTAAAGCGAGGGAAGAACGCCGATGGCTCCCTGGGTGAGTATTTCACGCCTGGCGTGGACGTCGAGAGCCAGGCTACAAAGGCCGGTCGTTTCTCGGTGAACTTCGAGCACGGCGAGGATCCATTGGTTATGGGCGACGTACTGGGTTATGTGGACTGGCCTACCGCCAAACGTGACGAAAAAGGCATCTTCGTCGAGCGCGTGCTCGACCGGCGTAAAAAATACGTTCTATTCCTGGAGAACTTGATCGAGGCCGGCCTGATCGGCAACAGCTCCGAGGCAGACCCCATCCAGGTCAAGACCCTGGCGGACGGCGCCATCGTGCGCTGGCCACTGCTGCGTGATACGCTGACGGTCTCACCGACCGAGCCACGCATGCTCAGCGAGAACACGCTGCAGGCGCTGAAATCTTTATCGAGTGTATCCCCGGCAGCGAAAGCGCTGCTGGATACTTACATTACTAACCCTACCGGCCAGAGCGATATACCCGGAGGCGGCGCTGAGGCGACCGCGGGTCATCGGACGCAGGCAGGAGCTCATATCCAACCAAGGAGTAAGGCAATGGACATTCTAGAAGCAATCAAAAAGTTAATACCGGGTCTCACCCCTGAGCAGTATGACCAGATCGCCACCATTTTGGGCCTGACCGGCGTGCAGATCGCCGCCAGCCCAGATCCGAATGCGTTGGATGCCGCCGGAAAACCGGTGAAATCCATCACGACCGTGGAACTGGTAACGGCGCTGAAGGGCCTGGGCTATGCAGTGACGCTGCCCGGCCAGCAACCGGCCAAAAAGCCGGCTGCAGTGCGCCCGCCCTATAATTTCACGCCGGCGGACGCCGACCCGGATCCCGAAGACGCTGCTGAGAAATCGCGCGCCAAAGGCGTAGATGCGGCTTACCAGATGCGCTATAAGGATGAGAGCGAAGCCCAAAAGGCGATCCTGTCGGACCTGATCGGTCCCAATTATCGCCAGGTGATCCACGAACAGAACGTGGCCTATGCCGCCTATCTGCGGCGTGGCGAGTCCAGCATGGATGCGACCGGGCTGAAGAGCTTGCGCCGCATGTATTTCCCGATCGAACGGGTGGTCAGCCTGATCCAGGACGGCTATGACATGGCGACCATCAAGGCCGTGCAGGTCGAAGCCATGGGCGAGCTGGGCGGCTATGCCGTCCCGCCCAACGCGCAAAGCGAAATCGGCCGACGCCTGCCCGGCCTGACAGCCGTACGCGGCGGTGGGGCGCGGGTGGTGCAGCTCGTCAATTCGAACAGTATCGAGATCCCGCAATACACCGGCAACAGTGACCGCTGGATCGGCCTGATGCGCGGCCAGTGGGGCAACGAAACCAAGACCCCCGAAGACCAGAATTTCAAGATGAATATGGTCTCGGTAATCGCCCAGGTCTACACCTACAAGGTGCCGATGTCCCAGAGCCTGGTCGAAGATGCGGCCAACCTGGTCAGCCTGGTGAATGAAGATATCACCATCACCTCGGCCATCGACGAAGACGACGTCTGCCTGGTCGGTGACGGGATCGGCAAACCACTGGGGATCCTGCCCGGTGGGTCCAACACCCTCTTGCTGAAAGAGGTGCTGAGCGAGGATTCCGCCACGTTGACCGCCTCGGGCATCAAGGCGCTCAAGCGCGGCATCCCCTCCCAATACCGGGGCAAGGGTGTATGGGTAGCCAACAGTGACACCTACGGGGTCATCGAGAAGTTGACCTACACCGTCAACGGCGAATATGTCTTCGAAGACCTGTCCGAAACGGACATGCTGCTCAACCGCAAGACCTTCGAGTCCGGCGCCATGCCGGATGTAGCAACCAATGCTTACCCGCTGCTCTATAGCGACATGAGCGGTTACACCATCGTCGAACGGCTGGGAATGAGCATCCAGCGTTTTCAAGACTCTTACACCGGCCCCAACAAGGTCGAATTCCACGTGCGCCGGCGCCTGGGCGGGCGGGTCGAGAAACCCTGGTTGTTCGCCGTGCAGAAAGTCGATGAAGAGAGCTCCATCTAACCATCATTCACCGGCAGGCAGCCCCATAGGAATGGTGTCCTGCCGGAGTTAGGTCCTTTTCTACCACGAGGTGAACCATGTACGTGAACGAACTTTTATCTGAGGCAGTTCTGATCCAGTTGCTCAACGTCGAGGATGCATTGACGGTCAAGAAATTCCCGGCCTCCGGTTCATTTATCGATGTGAGCGATTTCGAGCGTTTCGCTTTCCTGATCCTGGTCGGAGCGCTCAACAGTGCGTCAACCTTCCAGGTCGAGCAGACTAAGACGATCAATGGATCGCCCAAGGTGGTGACAGACGCGGTGGTGATCGTCCCGGGCACCGGCGGAGGTGATCAGTGGTACCTGATCGAGGTCCAGACCAATGAGCTGGACTCAAACGGTGGGTACCATTATGTGACGCTGGACGCCAGCGGTCCAGCCGGAGGTAACGATTACGGGGCGATTATCTTCCTCGGGATCAACCCGGGCTACCGGCCGGTCACTCAAGGCGCCGATTGCGGCGAGGTCGTGACGCTGGTAGGCTAAACCCAGAACCAAATTTAAAACGGGCGAGGGGGATAGGGATATCCCTCTCGCCCAAACGGGAGAATGCAATGAAAGTTCAAATTTTGCGAGCCGGTGTGTACCTGGACGAAGCGCTCAGGCGCAAAGCGTGCCAGGCGGGAATAGTCCTGGAGACCAAAGAGGGTTATGGGCGCTCCTTGGTCCAGGATGGACTGGCGAAAGAAGTCCTGGAAGTAGTTCCGAAGCCCAAGAAGGGCGGCAAAAAAGGAAAAGCCGTAAAACAACCCGCCGGCAAGAAAACTGGCGCCCCCGGCAATCCCTTTTTGATTTAGGCGGCGGCTATGTACAACTATCTGACCTTGCAGGCGGTGAAAAACTACATCGGCGGGGGGATCGGGGAGGTGGATGACGAACTCCTGGCCGAGTTTATCGATTGGGCGTCACGCCTTATCGAGGACTATAAGGGTCGTCGCTATGACGTGCGGCTTGAAACACGCGTATACGATACCCCGCGGGTATCCTCGAGCAATTTCGGGGCCTACGACAGCCGCTATCCCGCCTACCAGGCCGATCCGCCGCTGCGCCTTGATGAGGACCTGCTGGAGCCGGTCGAGCTGCTCAACGGCGACGGCGAAGAGCTGGCCAGTGGAACGTATATGCTAGAACCGGCCAACTTCACGCCCAAAAACCGAATACGCTTGCGCAGCGGGTACACCTGGGAGCCATCCGAGGACGGGCCGGAGCAGGCCATCCAGCTCAGCGGGCTGTGGGGATATCACAACCGTTATGCAGAGGCGTGGGTCCTGGGCGGGATCATTGATGATGACGTCGAGGCTGATGACCTTTCGCTGCCGGTGGCAGACCTGGGGTCCTTCCAGATCGGGCAGCTCGCACGGATCGATGATGAGTTCCTGCTGGTGGCCGGCCTGGATGATTCTGAGACGCCGGCGCTGGAGATCGAGCGCGCTTTCAACGGCAGCCAGGCGGCAGCTCATCTGGATGAAGCGGAGATCTACATCTACCGGCCGATGGGCACGATCGTACAGATCGCCATGCGCCTGGTCAAATGGCGCTACGAACAGCGCCACAATGATGCCTTCGACCGCAGCTATGTGGCCGGGACGGGGATCGTGACGACCCCCACCAGCCTGCCGGCGGATGTAGAGCGCATCCTCGGACCGAGAAAGGCGCGTTGAAATGATCGAAGATATCTGTACGGCCCTGGCCGATATCGGGCGGATGGCAACCGGCATCCGCACGGCCTTCGATCCGCCCCCGCCCAACCTGGAAAGCGGCGCCCTGCCGGCGCTGTATGTGTTTACCGGCAGCGGGATCCCGGACGATAAGTTGCCCGGATCGGCGTTATTGCAAATGACCCGCACACTGCGGGTACAGGTGGCGGTCTTGCCGACCGGCATGGGCGATCCCAAAACACGAGAAACCCAATGCCGGCCGTTGTTGGATGCGTTATATGCGGCGATTTGGGCGCACCCACGCCTGAACAAACTGGCAAGGGTGCGATCAGCGCGTGTTACCTCGGACAGTGGGATTGTGCTGCTGCCGGAATGGGGCATGCGATTCATAGGATTTGAGGTGCGGGTAGAGGTGATCACCATCGAGCCACGCACAATTGCTAAAGGAGAATAGCCATGACTCAACGAACTGGAAAGTTTTTACCGGTGGGACTGCGCTTTGCCGCAGTATTCGCCCTGGACGCCCTGGGAAACCCCAAGGCGATCGATGTTACCCCGTATGTGGGCCTGCGCTGGACAGGGCCGACCGCCTTCGAAATGACGACCCCCCAGGCGCGGGTAATTACACACCCGGGTCGGGATAGCGTGATCGGCACCTCCACGCTGCCCAGCCTGGAAGCGCCAGTTGGAACCTTGAAGGTGTCCGATTACCGCTTCGACATCCATTCCCTGGTGACCGGGATGGCGATTGGCTCGGTCGGCGAGGCGCGCGAGATCGCCCACGTGACCGATCTGTCCGGCTATGAACCCCTGGTCGCTCTGCTGCTATACCAGCAGTCGCAGGACCTGGACAGCGGGGAAATCACCTGGCACAGCTACGTGATCCCCAAGTGTCGCTGTCTGCCCAGCGCCAGCGGGATGAACGCCAATGCAGGCGAGATCTCTTACCAGGTCGTGCCGAAGATCGTCACGGCCCGCTTGTGGGGCAAGGCGCTGGTCAAAGCCAGCGATGGATATGCTCGCGCGGCGTTCTTCGAATATGACAGCGAGGGTATACCGGCGATCGTGAGCTGGCTGGGAGATGGCAGCGAGACCGAATTCCTCTTCCCGGCCGGCGAAGAAGCCCTGTCGGAGGACAAGATCGAGGTTTACCAAAACCGGGTGCTGGCCACCGGGATCACCCCGGCCCTGGATGGGGTCACCTTCGGGACCGAGCCGGCCGACGAAGACGTGGTGACGGCCTGGTACGAAATGGGCGGCGAACCGGATCTGGGGTCGGTATGAGTGCAACCCTGACCCGTACGGTAGGTGAGGTGACTATTACGGTCCGGGAAGCCACCGCGCTGGATGGAATGCGCCGGCAGATTATGCGCGGCAACGCCATCAAGGCAGCCGATACGGATGAATCGGTGGCGATCATGCGTTTGATCGCCTTCCCGGACCTGACCTGCTGCCTGGTCCAGAACCTGAGTAGCGGGTTGCCAGAGCCGCTCACCTTCGAGGCGTTTTGCGACCTGCCTGTCGGGCTGGTCGACGAATGGAACGCGGCGGCTTACATGCTCAACCCACAGTTTCTGGGGATCGAGCCAGACCCAAAAAAAGTCTCGAAACCCGGCGCTGGCTCTGGCAGCTCGCAAAGGAAAAGGCACCGGGCAACCTCCCAAAAACCGTTGAGCTGAACCAGCCCGAGCTGAGCCGGAAAATCTTTGCCTGGATGCAGGCGACCGGCTGGAGATGGCTGCCCAGCCAACTGCTGGCAGAACCAGATTGGCTGATGGATGACCTGTTTACCTTGCGCTACGAGTACCAGGCGGTCCGGGAGGCAATGAAGAAATGAAATTCTGGCTTTATAACCATCAAGGTAAAGGCAGCGCCTATATCCAGGCACTGTTGGGCGCCGAGTTCGAGCTGGATGCCGCCCGGCCTGATTTCGTGCTGATCGATCATGACATCGGAAAAAACGGCCAGGGGCTGCGCTCGGCTGTGGAGAAACACCTGAAGGCCAAAATCCCAGTATTCTTATACCCGCACGCGGCCAGGCCGATGGTGCAGTGGGATGGGATATACCCCGTGAATGAACAGATCAACGGATCGTTTGTGATCGCGGCGGGGCATGTGGAGGTGATGCGCCGATATGGATATCCGCTGCCGACCTGGCCGGTAGGGTGGACCTACTGCCGGATCAAGTCGTTTCGAGCGGGGAACGTCAAGAATATCCTGTTCGCTCCTATCCACCCCAATGCGAGTGGATGGTTATGTGAGGAAGATCGCCAGGCGAATGCCCAGGCATTCGAGGCGCTGCTCAAGTTAAAAGGGGTGGCCATCCTGGTCAGATACATCCGTGGCCTGTCAGCCCAGGGTCTGTGGGCACAGAGGGGCGTGCGCTATTTGCAGGCTCGTCCGGACGGTTCCCACCATGAGATCGACTGGGCGGACCTGACCGTGGCGCATCAGACGCACGCCTACCTGGCGATCGCACGGGGCAAACCTACGATCATGCTGGGAGACCGGATGTGTCCGCATAGCGGCAACCATCCCGACAACCTGCGATGGGCTGCTAATTGGGAGTCTTACCGGGAGTATCTGGCGTATCCATATGACGTGGCGGACGGCAACCTGGCAGCGCAGATCGGCGAGGCCTCCCACAGCGATGCGGCGATCCGGGAGTGGCGCGAGCGGTTCATCGGCCAGCCGTTTGATGGAAAGGCATTTGTGAACCAGATCCGGAAGGTGATGCATGACTGAAAACATCAAGGAGCTGCAGGCACGGCTGCGCTTTGTGGCCGAACAGGGCGACCTGCAGAAAGTAAAGCAGGCCACAGACCAGGTCGAAGCCGGGATGAAGAAGATCGGCGGGGCTACGGATGAAGCCACCAAGCGCCTGATGAAAATGCGCGAGAACGCCGAGAAGCTCCAGCAGATGGGCACCACGTTGGGCGTGGCCGGGGCGGCGATCCTGGCGCCGTTTTTGCTGGCAGCGCGCACCTATACCCAGCAGGTAGGACAATCCGAGGAGACCTCACGGCGCTGGATCAAGGCCAATGAGAAGCTCCAGGATGCCCAAGTGCGGGTGGGACGCGAGACCATGAAGGTGCTGACACCGCTATTGGAGAAGGGCGCCGATCTGGCGGATAAGTTTGCCACTTTCATCGAGAAAAACCCGGACGTTTTAAAAGCCATTCTGACCGTGGGAGGCGGCCTGGCGGCGGCCGGGACGGTGGTCACGCTGATTGCCCAGGCCCAAAAGTTGATCGCTACAGTGCAATTGCTCACCGGGGCTGGCGCGATAGGTATTGCTGCCGGTGGAGCAGCCGGTGCAGCCGGAAAAGCCGGGATACTGGCCGGTCTAACCCCATTGTTGCCTGCTATCATCGCCGCAGTAGCGGCATACCTGGCCTTGAATGCCATTAAAATACCAGGCCAAAAAGAATCGGCCTGGGCGAGTGGCACTCGGGCTGGCGGTGAGCTGCTGACAATCGCCGCAGCAGGTTGGGGGACCATGTTTGGCGGTCCTGAACTGGCGGCGAAATGGGGCAAATCGATCGGTGAATTGACGGGCGTAATCCAAAAGGCGGATGATGCTACTCAACAAGCGACCGACGCATTTGCCGGGTTTACCAATGAACAGTTGAAAGCCTACCTGGCCTACATCAAAGCGGACCAGGAAGCAGAACAGGCTTATAAACAGAAAAGGTCGGACCTGATCAGCAACGCCCGCCAGGCAGAACTGGAAGCTGAAAGGGCTTATCAAAAACAAAGGTCAGATCTGATCAGCAATGCCAACCAGACGGCTCATAGGGAGGATGAGGATTTCAACCGCAAGCGATCCCAAACGCTGCGGGATTTCTACCAATCCGAACAACAGACGGAGGCAGATTATTACGCCAACCGGATGAGGATCGCCCGGGATTCCAGCCTGGCAGCAGCACGCGCTGAAGAAGATCACCAGCGTGAGCTGCGCAACCTGCAGGAGGATCACGCCGACCGCATGAATGACCTGGCCGCCTCCAGGGATGCCCTGGGGATGGTGCGTGAGATGCGTTCGGCCGAAAAAGAGCGCCGGAATGTCGAGGAAAACTACCAGATAGAAGTACGCCGGAAAAATGAGGACCTGGCCAACACCCTGGCGGACAACGAAGCTCAATTTTCTACCCAGCGGCAGCAGCGCTTCGATCAGTTCCAACAGCAGTTGGCGGATGAAGACGAACAACGGAAGATCGATGCTCAGCGGCGCAAGGAGGATTTCGATCAGCAACTGCTCGAGCTGGACAACCAGTATAAGATCGAGGCTCAGAAGCGCAGTGATGATTTCAATAAACAATTACGCGACCTGGCTGATCAGTTCTATCGGGATCGAAATCAACGGAGACAAGCCTTTCAACTCCAATTGCAAGATACTGCGGATGCCCTTTCTCAGGAGCGAACGCTAAAGGCGCAATATAACGCGGCCATGCTGGCAGATCTGCGCAATATCTATAACCAGGCTTTGGCGGATATGGGCGGGAGTAGCCCACCCGGGAAGGATATCGGAGGATATACGAGCAATGGCATCTACCGCATGCACAAACACGAGTTCGTGATGACCGATAAAACCACCAGCGTGGTCGAAGCGCTGGCCGGTGGGGCGCTGGACCAGGACAAGCTGCTGAGCCTGTTGGCAGGAGCTGCCGGTGGGCGCGGACAGGTGCAATATAACGATAATCGCCGGATCGACAGCCGGCTGTCATCCGAGGATCGCCGATTGATCAACCAGGATACCTACCAGATTTTAGGAGATCTCGTAAATGGCATTATTTGAATTTTCGCTCGGACTGACGGCGGAAGATTTGGATAACCTTGAGGATCTGGGGAGCGAGGAAATCATCCCGGATTGGACCTATACCGAATCCTCCGACCCGGTGGAGCTGGCCAATGGCCATGTGCGCAATTTGGGCTTCTCGCTGATCACCTGGCATTGGGGGTTTTTATCGGCCGCCGATCGCACCGTACTGCAGACCTTCTGCCCAGGGAAATCGGCAGACGTTTTCTTGCGGTCGCCGATCGCTGATTGCACTTTCCGCACGTTCCAGGCGGTAATGGTCTGGCCCTCCGGAGAAGATCCCAGCGTGGGAATTTACCGGGATGTCACCATCGAATTCCGCTTCCCAATCGAGCAACCTGAGGAGAGCATCTAATGGCACGAGCTCCAACGAGTGATGAGCTGGTGAAACTGCGCAGCGATCAGAAATCGAAGCTTTTCGCGGCGGTGCTGAAGGGCGAAAAAGTTTGGAGCGCCCGCATCAATCAGACGACTTTCTCCAACCCGATGGTTCAGGTGACCTATATTGGAGGCACTGATGAGACGCTGGACAAAGTGCTGGAGGGGATGACGGTTTACGTGGGCAGCAGCGAGGGCGCCTATGACTTGGGCCAGGCACGCGTGCGAAAGGCGCCCACATCCACGGTGTTGTATATCGGAGAGACATCCGAGATTGCCTGGGCGGATAATAAATTTCTGACCGTCGTGAGGGAGTTCGCCCTATGGCAGCGCCATCTCCGCACCCTGGATGGCGTGGTCTATATGGATTACGACGTAGCCTATTCCGACCTGTATGCGGATTGCGACCCGATCGTAATTATGGGACCTCCGCAGGTGGCCTGGTTGGTGGACGGCCTGGCGACGATCCACCCGTCTTCGGTGGGATCCTGGGTGCCGGGATCAAACATCGCCAGCAGGGTCTGGACGGCGCCGGGATCAAACGGCACCCCGAACCTGAATACGGATACGCCGACCATTGATTACGCTGCGGCCGGCACTTATTACCTATCCTGCACGCAGACCGCAACCAATGAAAAGGTAAAAACGCGCTGGCTGCCGGTGTTTATTTTCGACGCCGATAACCCACCCCTGGAGGTGGCCGACGTAGGAAACTGTGAAATTTCCAGGGATAGCGGCGGGTGGGATTTTTCTGTCTCCGTCTACGCCGGGGCCGAGATGGATGCCATCCGGACGCGGGCGATGGTGGTGCTGTTCTCGCAAGACTGGTATGGCGACGAAGAAGGGTCGATTGGACCGCTGGCCGGATCGGAGAACGTGCTCAATTGGGGGTGGATCGGGCTGGAGCGGATCACCCGCCGGCGGCGGGCGGGGAAAGTCGATTTTTCGGTGTGGGGACCGGCGCACTGGCTTGGACAAATGAGTGGATATCCGGTTGGTATCGAAAATAGCACCGGCGCGGCGGCAGCCTGGACCCAGTACCATGACCTGACGATTGACGCCGGGCTCTGGCACCTGGCCACCTGGCGCTCCACGATGAGCCTGTGCATGGACGTATTTCCGAGCGGCGATACCCGGCTTGTACCCACGCTCGAACCGCTGGTTGGGACGGTCTGGGCGCAGCTTCAGGCGATCTGCCATGATACGATCCTGGCGGACCCGCTATGTGACCGGTACGGCAGGTTGTTCGTCGAGGTGCCGGTATGGGCGTTGCCAGACCCCGAAGTCACCGATCGGGCCAGCGTGCCGGTGGTGATGACCCTGACCGAGGATGACTGGTCCGGGGAAATGGATCTTGAGGTCAACCCGGTGGGCGGGGCCGGAATGATCGAGGCTTCCGGGGTGGCGTATGATGGATCCACGGCCTTGCCGATGTTCTCGCATGCGCCAGGCGGGACCCTGGGCCGGTTCGGTGGGATAGTCTCGGTCGATAATTTATTAGTGGAAGATCAGGATCAGCTCAACGAACTAGCAGGGATGATCTACGCCCATGAAAATAACCCTTATCCGGCCATCGATATCGAGCTGGCGGAAAACAACCGCATGATCGACGTGGCTCCTCGCCAGCGTATCGCAGCACCGATCGCAACCGATGATACCCCCAGGGAGATCGACCTGCCGGACCTTTACCTGTTGCCTACCCGGATCTCGATGAAGTACAACGTAAAGAGCGGCGATATCACATTTTCAATTGAGGCAGAAGGGGAAACCAGTGGCCCGGCTGGAATTACATATATACCGCCAACGGTACCTCCGATTGTCACGCCCCCAAATCCTAGCGGTCCAGGATGGACGGGACCTGGCTTCACAGGACCTGGATTGCCTGGAATTATTAATCCACCGACAGGTCCGACCGGCCCGCAGTTCTTCAAGCCGCCTGACTATTTAAATCCGACCGAAGTCTGCAAATCGGCCAATCCAGGCTCGATTAATGGACCGTTTGGAATGACATTTACTCCAAAAATCCTAAGCAGCGGTGGAGAAGCAATTGCTTATTATCCATGCTGGATAAGGCAGGATAACAGTTACGGCAAAACCAAGATCAAGGTTTCTGTAAGATTTGACGGTTCTATATTACCCACTTATAGTTTAGTAGCAGTAGACGGATCGGGCAATCCCGTCTTGAGTCCGTCTTCAGCCGTTGACTATGACACTTATTCCTACGGGCATTACACTATGTATGAATTTGATCCGGTAAGCGGCTTGGCCGTATCGGGATTCAAGATATTATTGCCAGGCAATTCCGCCCATTCAAAAGGTGCTGCAATTGCCTGGGGAACAGTCGATGATCAAGATAGTGACGGCGTGGAAATTACCGGTTTGATTGCGGGAAATTGGTACGCTCTAGAAAATACCGGCGGGCCGTACGTGGTCGTTACGCTACCGAATGAGGGTGGTTATAAGGACGTTTATGATTTCGATGCGTCGATTGGTAGTTTCTCGGGCGAAATCGGATTGGCCTATGGTGGTGATCCACCGGCGTTTCAATATAAATTGATTGCCCCAAGTTTCGCGGACGGGCCGGCAATTTCGTTAGGTTCTCTCTATGGATATTTCTTCTTTCAATCTATTGGTACATCAGTACGGTTTCGATGCCATGGTTATGGGGCCGGTAGAGGCGGTAATTTAGGTTATATATTGAGTGCGGCAACCGGACCAAGCAGAATTTATATAGATAGCGCTTATATCTATAATATATGTGCCCCATGAGTAATAAACTATCTAGAATTAGACGTCAATTCAATAATGCCCTGAAGCGCAAGCAGGACGTCCTTGCCACATTCGCAGGTGTCATGGGAGACGGGCTTGGCAACGTGCAAGTAACAGAAGCGGGCAAGGAGAACTTTTCATACGTTCGTATCAATGATAACGTACAAGAAGTCCTCAACACGAGGTTACCTTTACAAGAAGGACTTCGAGTTGTTGTTGGTTTCGATGCGTCGCAACCCGATCTGTTGCAAGTTTTGGGCGCAAGAACGGCGACGCCGTATGGCAATGCGGGAAGAGGCTTAACTCATTACGCACCTGCAAGCTATTATGAATGGATGGGTTCCGATCCAATATTTATAGACAAGCGGCTTTGGCTACCTCGGCGTATCTCTCATCTTGATGCTACAGACCCTCTATATACTGGATTATCGGTTCGAATGTATTGGGACATGTTTTGGGACGGGACTGATTGGATTGTTTTGCCGAATCAGATTATTGACCTTAGCAGCTACGCACCGGCATCTGGCAAAACATCGTTTGTGCTAATTACGATAAACGCTTCTGGCACCGTCGTGTGTACCAAAGGTGACGAAGTTACCACAGCAGATATTCTACCTGCGGATATTCCGGCCCCACCTAGCGGCACAGTCGATGTACTTGCTGCGATCCGTTTATATTATGGCCAGACTGATATTGTGGAAACTAGTGCTGCGACCGATATTCTAGATTTGAGATTTACATATTTTAGTGGCATTGGCGAATTAGTTGGACCAACCGGGCCAGCAGGTCCAACCGGCCCTGCAGGAGACCCGGGCGGTGCAACCGGCGCAACTGGCGCAGTTGGAGCGGCCATTGCTGCAGATATATATAACAACGCGAACATATCGATTCCGAATGATCTAACTCCTTCTTATATTTTGGATTTTAATTCTGTGCGCCATGACACCGGCGGCTTTTATAATGGCAGCAATCCTGAAAGATTGACAATTCCAAACGACGGTTGGTATGTGGTTTCCGGTTCTATTTTTTTTCCGCCAAATGCTACCGGATTACGTGAAGTCTTTTTCAAAATGAATAACGCGTTGACCACTCTGGCGGTTCAGGAACAAAACGCAGTTGCGGGCGGATTCAATCATCGCATGACAATTACTATTGTGCGCCATTTCCAGGCCGGCGATTATGTAGTTATGGGATGTTATCAGAACAGCGGTGGCGCTTTAGATGTGCTTTATGCCGATATGCAAAGTCCAGAATTCTCAATATCGGCACTGCATGGAGTTGGGCCGGCCGGCCCGTCCGGACCTCAGGGAGATCCGGGAGGGGCAACTGGCGCTGTAGGTGCTACGGGTCCGGGAATATTTGCCCTTCCGGAAGATTACATCCTAATACAAGATCAAAAAACGCAAAATACTTCGGGAGGAACATTTACTGCCGGAGCATGGCGCACCAGATCCCTTAATGTTGAAGTAACTGATACCGGCGAATTCGCTGCTTTAAATAGCGATCAAATTACACTCGAAGCCGGAACGTACCGAATTAGGGCCAAGGTACCTGCCGGCTATGTAAAACGCCATCAGGCAAGATTGCAAAATATCACCGACGCGTCGACTGTTCTGGTTGGAACATCCGAATTCAATACTGCGGATGACATAGATATCAATGTAACGTCTTCAGAAATATTCGGTGAGTTCATCTTAACCTCTCAAAAAGTCTTAGAGATCCAACATATTTGTGAAGTAACGCGCGCCACTAACGGATTTGGTGTGGCAGGCAATTTTGCAATTGAAATTTATACAAGTATTGAGTTATGGAGAACTAGAGATTCTTTGCCTTATATTGGTCCTACCGGCCCTACCGGAGCTGGCATGACAGGTCCTACCGGTCCGCAAGGTGATCCTGGAGGTGCAACAGGTGCAACGGGTCCAACTGGAGTTGGGGCAACGGGTCCAACAGGACCAACAGGAGTTGGAGCTACTGGGCCTGCAGGCGATCCTGGAGGGGCTACTGGGCCAAGTGGTCCGACTGGTCCAACTGGACCTCAAGGTAATCCTGGAGGTGCTACGGGTGCTACAGGTGCCGACGGAATACCCGGATTGCCTTTCGTTGGCGCTTATTACACCAGCGATGCAGGGCAAGTTATTGCCAGCAATTCGTATATAGCTACAATTATTGATTTTGAGGATGAAGTTTATGATAGTGATGATGCCGTAACTATTGGAGCAGACTGGAAGTTCACTGCACCATCGGATGGTTATTATCACGTTAATGTGTTTATCTTTACCGCTTCGACCGTAGGAAGTGGAGCAAGTGGTATTAAATTATATAAAAATGGCTCTTTATTTTGTCCTCTGGACTATTCATATTGGATTGAAGGTGAAGAAGCACCAATTCTTAAAGGTTCCGTTACCATTGCTTTAAATGCAACTGATTACATCAGTATTAAAATTACTCAAGATTCCGGTGGAAATTTGGTTTTATCCAATCAAATCCGGATAAATATTGAAAAGGTTCAAAGTGCTGGAGCGACTGGTCCGCAAGGGGCGACCGGACCGGGAGTAGGGCAAACAGGTGCTACTGGACCAAGTGGAAATACTGGGCTGGCCGGTCCAGCAGGACCAACTGGAGCGTCTGGACCGGCCGGAACGAATGCCAATGTCGATGGATGGGTGGCAGCAGGTGAAACTTGGACATATGAGGCTGCTGACGACCCGACCTATACGTTTAGCGAACCGATCGATGCAACTGCCAAATATTCGGTTGGTATGAAAATAAAATGTACCCAAGGCGGTTCGGTAAAATATGGAATTATCACGGGAATTGGAGCTTATACCGGTGGAAAAACTATTATTACAGCTTATTGGGGGACGGATTATGATCTGGGCGCAACGATCACCAATCCTTATTATTCGATTGCAAGAGCACCGCTTGGCTTTCCGCTCGACCCGACCAAATGGATGGTTGAGGTATTAGATACATCGAACCGATCACAAGCAACGCCTACACAAAATACCTGGTATAACCTCGGCGGTTTAACCATATCTATACCTATTGGTGCCTGGTTCGTGAGTTACCAGGCCCATGCCAGAGTGTCCGATGCAACAGCGGAAACTTACGATATTAATGTAACTTTATCAACGGCTAATAATTCTAATTCAGATGATGCTTTTATGGCTTATTTATCTGGAGGCGCTGCCATGAAAACTATTTCTTCATTGGCATCCAGAAACAAATACTTAACTTTAGTCACTAAAACCGCTTACTATTTGAATGCCAGAAACACAAGCGGTAGTTTAGATATCCTCTACATTCGTGGCGATCTGGGTACAACGATCGTGCGTGCCGTTTGCGCTTATTTATAAGATGACATACACCTTTCATCTGCTAGGTCTGGCCCATATTCCTACCTCAAAAGAGATATCGAGTTGCGCTTATACCCAGAAGATCATCAACCTTGCCAAAATGCTCACTGAATTAGGGCATCGGGTAATCTTATATTGCACCGAAGGATCAAATGTACCTGACGTGAAAATGGTCACCGTAGGTTTGGAAAAGACTCGAGTCAGTATTTATGGAGAATATGACTGGCACACAACCTTTTTCAAGCATGACCCTAAAGATCTGGTCCACCAGGAGTTCAATGCTAATGCCATCCGGGAAATAAACTCTTGCAAGAGTGAACATGACTTTCTCTTATGCCCCATGGGGAATTACGATAAACCGATCTCTGATGCCGTAGGATTGATGACTGTGGAATCCGGGATTGGCTACGAGGGTGTGTTCTGCGATAAGCGAGTGTTTGAAAGTTACGCCTGGATGCACTATATCTATGGGTTATTGCATACAGATAATGGCAGTTGGTATGATTGTGTGATCCCTAACGCTTATGACATCAGGGATTTCCCTTATGAATACCAGCCAATGGGTTCCAAAGATGACTACTATCTATATATGGGCCGGCTAATTTCTCGTAAAGGACTGCAGGTTGCCATTGAGACAACCAAAGTTATTGGAGCAGATCTGATTGTGGCTGGTCAGGGGACTCTAAAAGATGTAGATGGACGTGATTTCAGTCACTTCAAGCATGTATCCCATATAGGAACCGTCGACACCCAAAAGAGATTTGAACTGATGACTCATGCCAGGGCAGTCTTTACCCCAACTTATTACATTGGCCCGTTCGAGGGAGTGGCAGTCGAAGCCCAGTTCTGTGGGACGCCGGTGATCACCAGTGATTGGGGAGCATTCACCGAGACGGTCCAACATGGAGTAACTGGATGGAGATGCCGAACCTTTGGTGAATTTGTCCAAGCTGCTTTGAGCTGGCAATGCATCGATCCAGCCGCATGTCATGTTTGGGCTGCATCTCACTACACTACAGAAGTCATCAAATACCAATATCAAACCTATTTTGATCGTCTATATGATCTATGGAATGAAGGATGGTACCGAGTTAAGATTTAAAAGGAGAATTATATGACCATTCGAATTTTGTATCCTTGTTTTTCTACAGCTCCGATCTCCCAAAATTTCTGAGAGAACCCCGATCTATATCCGTTAACCCAGGGTCATAACGGTATTGATTTCGCCATTCCTAATGGTACTTCAATTTATGCGACGCATGATGGATCGATCATCCGGGCCGACATGGACCAAAATGGTTACGGAAACCACGTTCGCATCTTGCACGCCGAGGGCTGGGGTACCCTGTATGGCCATATGCAGTCTTTTGCGGTTGGGCAGGGACGATCAGTGAAAGCCGGCGATCTGCTCGGAGAGAGTGACAATAAGGGCCATTCGACCGGTCCGCACCTGCACTTCGAACTGCGCACCAGCATGTTGAATGGCCAAACCGCCAACAATCCCATATGGTTTATGCTTGACTATATTGTGTATTAGCCAAAGAAGATCCAAAAACAGATTATTTACCAACCGTAGATATTAAGAATTGCAAATGCCCACATTTCACCAGCTAGTTTCATCTCTTGATCTGTTCGGAAATGTATTCCATCTGTAACCGGGATAATATCTGCGAAATCTGGACCGGGCAGAATATTGGGATTATCCTGCCATGCTTCCAATATACCCGCATTGATTAAAGAATTATCCACAGGAGGATTGGCATGAGAAAGGTCCTGTAACAATGGCATTATGACAGGTAAACCGGTATCATTCCGGATGGAATCGGCAAAAAGGTCAAGTTTGCGGTTATATTCTTCCTCGCTCATTTTTCCAACGGCATTATGCTCTCCCTGATGAAATAATATCGCTCGAGCATCACCTACTGCTTGAATTCGGCTGATCATCGATCCATAAAGTGTCTCTCGATCTTTATGATTTGCAGCAGGCTGCCAATCATCAATGCCTGAGCCATCTTTTGCACAAGGAACGAAGGCGACCGGAAAGCCCGTCTTTGCCATTACAATCGTAGCGAGGATGGGCCAATAAGATCCGTTCGGCCCCGATCCGTCATCGCTGATTTTATCCACCTGATTAAAATTGTTATCTGTCGGGTCAGAAAGTTCATGCCATTGATAATCATTCCCAAAAATTGATGCTTTTAAAATAGGGTTATGGTAAGTCTGGCGGTTAATTGCATACCCCACAGCGTTGGACTGTCCTGAAATGATGAAAACATCGCCGATCCCAACAAGTTCTTGGGCATCACTTACTTCCGGATGGTCACTAAAGCGAACGGTCAACTCACCTTGGCCTGCTTTTTGACCAGCTAATATTCCGGAAAATCTTCCATCTTCTGGCGAGAGGTCAATTTTTTCCCAGGAACCACCGTTCCAATTGGCTTCGATGGAAGATGGATTGCCAATAAAACTTCCCTTGATAAAAATATCACTCCGGTCGAAATCATTGCGTTGAAAGGTCTGAAAATCGCTCGGTGAAAGAATTGTGATGGCTTGATACTCAATACCAATCGGAAGAATTGCAGCAATAATAAGAGCGCTTCTAAATATTAAGCGCCAATGACTCCTAAATTCGCGAATGATAAAATCATAAACACTTTTTATACCATTTGCTTCCATTAATAGAATGGCCGGAAAGGCAAAAACTAAAAGACTCTTCACTTTATTTCTTTCCAAATTGTTTTCATGATATCCCTCCACTTTATCTTCGCGCCCATTCAATAAACATTGCTTTACAAAATTGAAA